TCCCACATGAAGAAGACTTACGATGGTGGCAAGATTCCCGCCAACATGAGTGACCATTTCAATGCTTTAGTCTACCAGATGGAGGCTATTGCAATAAACAAATTCCAGAAGGGTTGGAAAGCAAATGACCCTAACGCAATCAAATGGATGCAGGCTCTACAGGACTCAGTAGCCTTATCCGAGACTGTTAGTAATCGTGCAGGTCGTGCATTAGCAATTACTAAAATGCGTGAAAGAATGGATACCAAGACTTATGCAGAAGTCATGGAGAACCTTACTAAACTAGGTGCTGACCGAGATGATATGGCAGCCTACCTAGCCAAAGCTTCCGAGAAAGGTGGCACGTGGAAAGGTAAAACTGTAGATGCACTAAACGAATTTTGGATTCATAACATCCTTGGTGCATTTAATACACTATTTATCAATACTGGAGGCTCATACCTTCACATGCTCGAAAGAGGTGGTATTGAGATTGCAGCAGGTGCAAAGAATGCCCTAACAGGTAAAGGCTCTGCTCAATTACGTAATGGTGTTATTCAGTTAATGACTGAACACGCTAACATCTTTGGAGCTTTAAGATATTCATTAAAAGCCTTTAACAAAGGTATGTCTCAGCTAGACCCTGCTCGTACAGTAGATGAGATGGCTGATTCAATTGTTATTGGTAATCGTAACTTTGACTTTTCAAACCCTAAGTCATTCCTCCCACAGAAAGATGAAGGATTAGGTACTTACGCCTCTAACTGGCTAGGTAATGCTAATCGTTTGATTGGTGGTCGTGGTATGGCTGCTACGGATGAATTTATTAAGCAAATGGCTTTCCGTGGTAAGTTGATGTCAATTGTTATTGACCAGAAGCTTAAAACAGCAAAGAGCATTAAAGATTACCCAAGGTTAATCCAAGAAGCTCGTCAAGAAGCTCAAGACTTACTTAACATCCACATTGATTCAATTGGTAAGGGTGTTAAACCAGATGACCCACGTATCAGAGCAGCTTTAGAAGAAGCTCGTGTTACAACTTTCCAGAATGACTTTAAAGATGACATCTTTGGTAGGTTAGGTAAATCAACAGGCGCAACTGTAAACAAGCACCCGTGGCTTCGTCAGATTATGCCTTTTGTTCGTACCCCTGCAAACTTGTTGTCTCATTTTGCAGAAAGAACTCCAGGTCTACAAAATACAAGTAATGAGCTGAAGAGAATGTTGTCTAGCAATAACCCTGCTGAAAGGGCTAGGGCTGAGACCATTATGAACATTGGTACCTTAATGTGGGTACATGCGTTCTATATGGCTTCTCAAGATAGACTTCAGGGCGATGGTATGACGGACTATGACCGTCAAAAGACTAATGCAAACAGTGATGCTAATTTACCTAACTCTATGGAGTTGGATGATGGTTCATTGATTGGCTTTAGAAAGCTTGACCCTTACTCAAGAGCTTATCGTGTAGTTGCTAACCTATTTGATGGTTTTAAATATGCAGATGGTGAAACTAAGTTAGAGCAGTACAGTAAAATTGCAGGTGCCACAATGAAGGCACTTATTGATATGCCTACTACTCAGGGTATTACCGACTTAGCTAGTATCATTCAAACTATACAGAGTGACCAAGGCACACTTGGAAATGTAGTTGACAAGAAGTTTGGCTCATTAATGCCTTATGCTCGTTTTGTTGATGAAGTATTCCGTCTATCGGGTAATGAGCAAGAGCTATACGAAATCATGGGCGTAGGTGACACACCGACTGAAAAGACCCTTGATTACTTAAATAAGCAAGCTCAAAAGACCTACCCATGGTTAAGAGACCCTTCAGACCCATTAGATAGAAAGCGTGACCCATTATTAGGGTATGCTTTGAGTAAACCACAAGAGTTTGGGTTTGAAATCTCAGGCATTCCTACAAAAGAAGGTAAAGCATCTGCACTATCTGAAGAGATTGAGCGTTTAGGTATGGTTATCCAACCACCTACCCCAGTCTACGGTGGTACTGTCGATTTAAGAAAGTACACAGTGAAACCAGATGGAACTCAAACTGTCTATGATTATTGGTGGGACTTAACAGGTCGTATCAAACTCTCAGGCTATGGAAATGAGGAGCAATATACTAATGGTGCAACTTTAGAAGAAGCACTAACTCATCTTGTTACTGATGATAATGCTTATCGAGAAATTTATCGAGATTCTGACCGTTACTTTGCAGTTAAAGACCGTGACCAGAATGGTAGAGAGAAGCAAATTCGTAAGATTATTGCACACTACCGTAATGAGGCATTGGCACAACTACAGAAGCCAGAACATTTAGGTAAATCTCATCCAATCATTAAAGAGATGGCGATGGCAAAAATAGAGATTCAAACAAATGACACTTTCCAATCACGTGATGGTGCAAACGTTTTGAAACAACAAGTACAAGATATTCTTACAGGTGAACAATAATGGCATATAGTTATATAGAGTACACTGCCGCAGGTAGTTCTACTTTCAATATCCCCTTTGACTACATTAACCAAAGTGAAATTGAAGTCTTTGTCGATGGTACAGCAGCAACATTTACATTTACTTCAGCAAACACTGTTAATGTGTCTCCAACTCCAACTAATGGAGCTACAGTCCGTGTTGAGCGTAACACAGACCTAACAAATCGTGCTGTTGATTTCGCTTCAGGTTCAGTGTTGACCGAAGAGGATATGGATAACTCTAATATCCAGGTTTATCACGCGGCGCAGGAAGCGATTGACAAAGCAGAAGCTGCACTTTCACTAGATGCGGATGGTAAGTTCGATGGTGAAGTAAACGGTACAAATCGTGTAATTAAGAATGTAGCTAATCCTACAAATGCTCAAGATGTAGCAACTAAGGATTACCTAGAGAACACTTGGTTAACTCCTAGTGATAAAACTCAGCTTAATGCACTAAATACAACTAACCTCAACACAGTTGCAGGTTCTGTTGCAAACGTTAACACCGTTGCTTCAAACATCTCTGATGTAAATACCGTAGCATCTAACAATGCAGATGTAGATACAGTCGCTGCTGATATTACTAAAGTGAATACAGTAGCAGGTAGCATTTCTAATGTTAACACTGTGTCTGGCAGTATCACGAACGTAAATACAACTGCGGGTTCTATTAGTAATGTAAACACAGTAGCTACAAATATCTCTGATGTTACAACTGTTGCTAATGACCTTAATGAGCCTGTATCTGAAATTGAGACAGTTGCTACAGATATTGCAAATGTAAACACTGTTGGTACTAACATCTCGAATGTAAATGCAGTAGCAGGTAACAACACTAACATTACAGCAGTAGCAAACAATGCAACTAACATTAATGCAGTTAACTCTAATAGCTCAAACATTAACGCTGTAGCAGGTAATCAAACTAACATTAATGCTGTAAACTCTAACTCTACAAATATTAATGCAGTGGCGGGTAATGCTACTAATATTAATACTGTAGCGGGAGACACTACTGAGATTAACGCCCTGGCTAGTATCACTGGTAACATTGGTACTGTTGCAGGCATCTCTTCAGATGTAACAGCAGTAGCTAATATCTCAACTGATATTCAAGATGTTCAAGATAAGTTAACAGAAGTACAGACAGTTGCTGATGACTTACAAGAAGCAGTCTCAGAAATCGAAACAGTTGCTGCAAGTATTACTAATGTAGACTCTGTAGCTACTAATATTTCTAATGTAAATGCAGTGGCAGGTAATGCTACAAACATCAACGCAGTAAATGCTAACAGTACAAACATCAATGCGGTTAATGCCAACTCTGCAAACATCAATACAGTAGCAGGTGCAGAAACTAACATTAACACTGTAGCTTCTAACATTACAGACGTTAACTCATTCGCAGATACCTACTCAATTGGTTCTACAGCTCCTGCCTCACCTACAGCGGGTGACTTATGGTTTGATACCTCCGTAGGTGTAAATACTATGAAGGTGTACAATGGTTCGTCTTGGCAGAATGCAGGTTCATCTGTAAACGGAACTTCAGCTAGATTTAAGTACACAGCTACATCTGGTCAGACAACATTCTCTGGTTCGGATGCTAACGGTAATACTCTAGCTTATGACTCAGGTTATATTGATGTCTTCCTTAACGGTATTCATCTAGACCCTACAGACTACACTGCAACCAATGGTACAAGCATTGTTCTAGCTTCTGGAGCAGGTCTTAATGATGAGCTTTATGTTGTAGCGTTTGGTACGTTTAC